CAATCACTACTGGTTTTCAAATAAGAATGAATCTTAATTAAAAGTGTTAAGAGAAACGGAGGAGAAAAGAAATATGAAAAAGTTACAATACATCAAACAAAAACGTATTCAACCAAATAATCTTGAAATAGAAATGCGTAAGAATTTAGTATGGAATGTAATTATTATTACTATAATGTTTATAGCATCATCATTTAATATATATAATATGTCAAAAGTAAGTGAAACTTATGAAACTTATAAAACTTATGAATCTTACAATGATAAAACCACAACACCTTATGTGCCTAATTTGACTACATTTGAGCCTCAAATAGAAGAAGAATCAAGTGAATTAGTTGTAGAGGAAACTACAAAGAATGAGCCATTTGAAGAATTTGAAGAAGAAGAATTTGAAGAAGAAGAATTTGAAGAATTTGAAGCAACAGCTTATTGTGCATGTCCTAAATGTTGTGGTAAATGGGCTGATGGAATAACAGCGTCAGGAACTAAAGCCACAGCAAAAAGAACGATAGCAGTAGACAGTAATATAATACCATTAGGTAGTAAAGTAGAAATAGAAGGGATAGGTACATACATAGCTGAAGATACAGGTAGTGCAATTAAAGGTAAAATTATAGATATCTATTTTGATACGCATGAAGAGGCTCTAAAATTTGGAAGGCAAAAGGTAAACGTTAGAATAATACCTTCAACAAATGGAGGCAATCAAATTGAATAGAGCAGAAAGAAGAAGATTGCAAAGAGAGCAGCAAAAAGCTCCAACTTATTGTATAAATCAAAAGCAATTATCAAACTTAGTTCGTGATGAAGTTAATAGCAGACTAGAAGAAATAAAAAATGAAGCGATAAATAAAACAATTCAAGCATACACCGCAGCTTGGGTTATAAGTCTACATGATGAATTTCAATTTGGGCATAAAAGATTACAAAGAATACTCAAAAAAGTAGAAAATCAATTTGAATGTATAACGGCAGAAACTGTAACAGTAGAAGATTTAGTAAATTGGTGTGAAGAGTATGGAATAGAAATTAAATAAAAAGGAGAAGATAAAATGGCTAAGTATAGAAAGAAACCAATAGTGATTGAAGCAATACAATGGACAGGAAGTAACTTAAATGAAATCAAAGAATTTGTTGGGGAAGCATTAATTTATGACATTGTAGATACAGCCTGGAAAGTAGGTAAAGGTGTTCCTCGTGTGGATATGCAAATCAAAACACCTGAAGGAAATCACGAGTGTTCGAAAGGCGATTATATCATCAAAGGTATCAAAGGTGAGTTCTATCCATGTAAACCAGACATATTTGAAGCAACATATGAAAAAGTAAATGATGAAAATACAGAAACAATAACAAAAGAAACAAGTTTAAATGTAATAGTAAAGTCTTTGGTTGAAGGTGCTAATAGTTTTGTAATGAAATGTCCTACATGTGGAAGGCAAACTATTAGTAGTCAACAAATATACATTCATGATAATGTTAAAATGGAATGGTATTGTAGAAACTGTGGTCAGAAATTAAATAATCACAATTTGGTAAAATAATCTGTAGTAACAGTTAAAATAAATTGCAAAAACTTCAAAAATTTTTGAAAAAGGGTGTACAAACTCTAACTTTTATGATATAATATAATCATAAGATAAATAAAAAAACAAATCAAATTAAGTGTCCAGGAGGATGATAACATGACAAACAAAGCAATAATTAAAGAAGTTAGTAAAATATTAAAAGCTGACGAAAAAGAATTTGCAACAGAACTAAAAGGAAAAACAATATTGGTAAGACAATACAATGAAGATGTTGAAGGTTTAATAGTTGCAGAATTTAAAAGAAATAAATTAATAATCAAATAAATTAAAAAATAAATTAAGTGTTAGGGAGGAACAAATTATGAAAATCGTTAAAAATCTTTCTGTTGAAAATATTCGTGAGTTCGAAGATTTCGTTAGAAGAGAAGAACTTGACTTATTTGAAAATGGTAAGTACCATGAAGTTTATTCTTACAAAGGAATACCTATTACAACTTTGAGAGAGGGCATCATCACTTATCTTTGTATCCGTGTTGATTGGCTTGAAAATGAGTTTACTTACGAAGAATGGTTAAAATATAAAGAATGGATGCAAAGTGAAGAATATAAATTGTGTGATAAATATAATGGAGTTTTTGAATTTGATATTGATGAATTAGTTGAAATTATTGAAAACATTATCAAAAAAATATATTACTAAGAAAAGTTAACAAACAAAATAAAATGTTAAAGAAGAACTAGCTTGGATGAAACATTCCAGGCTTTGTTCTATTTTAGAAGAAAGGAGAATGCAACACAATGGCGTCAGAAAAGAAAACAAAAAACGAATGCATTGCCACTGAGTGGTTAGAAGAAGATAATCTGATGCTGTTGGAATGCTGGGCAAGAGACGGTTATACGTTTCAAGACATTGCAAATCGAATTGGTATTTCACTTTCTACACTTAGAATGTGGAGAAGTAAATATCCCGAAATTGACAATGCTCTTAAAAAAGGCCGAGAAATCATTGACTACAAAGTAGAAAATGCATTACTCAAGTCTGCTTTAGGGTATAAAACAAAAGAAGTAAAAGTTACTACTGTAATACGTTATGGTAAAGTAGTTGAAACAGTTAAAGAAGTAACTGACAAAGAACAAGCACCTAATGTATCAGCTATTCAATGTTGGTTGTATAACAGACTTCCTAATAAGTGGAAGAAGAATAGAGACAACCTTATTGAGTTGGGTGATGAAGATACAAAGATTCAAGTGACAGTAACAAGGGCAAGTACGAGTCAGTCAACGAAAGCTCAGCAAGATGAAACAGCAGAAGATAAAGAGCGGCAAGATGAACTTAGTACAGTGAATCAATCTATTGAAATTAGAGGTATGACAAAAGAAGAAGCAGACGCTGCAGCTAAGCAAAAAGCTCAAGAAACTGAGCAAAGTACTTCAAATATGGCAACTAAAGTAGAGCCCGAGGCAAATGATGAGGATTTGGACTATTGGCCTGATGATTGGGAAGATGAAGAATGGGAGGACTAAGCTTATGAAGATTACAAAAGCAGTCAGCCCAGCATTTGAGGACTTCCTATTTGATTGGGACTATGAACGATATTTGCTTATTGGTGGATATGGTTCAGGTAAGTCATATCATATTGCATTCAAGATAATCTTAAAGCTACTTGAAGAAAAGCGTAAAGCTTTGGTTGTTAGAGAAGTATATGATACCATTCAAGAATCTTGCTATGATTTGTTTTGTGAGATACTTGATGATATGAACTTATTGACTACCGACCCAAAGGAATTTAAGCGAAGACAAAATAAAGTTTTGGCATTGAAAAGCCCACTAAGGTTCAGGTTTAAGAATGGTAGTCAGATAATCTTCAAAGGAATGGATAAGCCTGAAAAGGTAAAGTCTATCAATGGTGTTTCTATTGTTTGGTTAGAAGAGTGTTCCGAGATTAAGTATGATGGCTACAAAGAATTACTTGGTCGTATTCGTACGCCAAATGTAAGTATGCACTTTATCTTAAGTTGCAACCCCGTTGGAAGAGATAATTGGGTGTATAGACATTTCTTTGTAAGACTAGATGATGAAGGTCAAGAACATGTAATGGTAGATGAAAATAAACTTTATGAAAAGAAATGCCTCATTCATAATGGAACATACTTTCATCATAGCACACCTGATGATAACCCTTGGTTGCCTTGGCAGTACATAAAACGATTAGATGACCTTAAGAACTATGACTATCCATTGTATAGGGTAGCTCGTTTAGGAAGATTCGGTGCAACTGGAACAAGAGTATTACCACAACTCATAGTTGCAAAAGATAAAACTACATTTAAGCAAGCTATTGAAAGACTTGGTCCAGAGAATCAATATTTTGGATTTGACTTTGGTTTTGAAGAATCATACAACGCTGTTGTTAGTATGAGTGTGGATTTGAAGAATGGTATCTTATACATATGGGATGAAATATACATGAATCGTGTGACAGATGATGTATTTGCAAATCAACCAGAAATGCAAGCCTTAAAGAAACGATTGAATGACTTGTATGATGCAGGTTATAACAAAATGATTGTAGCAGATAATGAAGACCCAAAAGCAATTGCATACTATAGACAAAACGGATTTAGGATTCGTGCTTGTAAAAATAAGTTTCCAGGTTCAAGGTTATCTAATACAAGAAAGATAAAACGATTCAAAAAGATTGTAGTAAGTCCTAAGTGTAAGAACGTCATAAGAGAACTTAAGGACTTGACTTATAAGAAAGATGCAAAAGGCAATGTGATTTATGACCAGTTTAATATTGACCCGCATACTTTTTCAGCTATTTGGTATGCACTTGACACAGTGACAGTTGCTGATGTTAAAGAAAAGAACTTTAATAGTAGACTTGGTTAATGGAGGTGCTTTATGAAAGTTCAAAGGAGACGAAAACGAAAGAGCATCTTCAAAAGAATAAAAAAATGGATTGGTAAAATAGGTACATTGAATATTGTGCTTATTTGTATTGGATTGTTCTTCATATGGTTTAACTATCAGATGTTGGAGCTATTCAAACTTTGTGGTGCTATTCCTGAAACTTATGCATGCGCAGTTATTGCAGCGACTATTGGTGAGTGTGGATTTTGTGGATGGATAAAGACAACTAAGATTAAGAGAATGCAAAGGGAATGGGATAAAGAGGACCAAAAAGAAAGAGAATTAAATAACAATAAAGAAGGAGGAGAAGGATAATGACTATCGAGATTTTTTTGACAATGTTACTTGCATGTTCTATTTTGACTACACTAACTGTAGAAGCAATTAAGAAGATGTTTACCAATGGTGAGTCAAGAAAAGCAAATATTGTGGCAGCTGTAGTAGCTATTGTTCTGGCAATTGCTATTTCCATTATTTATGCTATCATGTTTACTGTGACTATAAATGCTCAATATATCGTGATGATTATTGCTCTATGCTTCCTATCTTGGTTGTGTGCTATGGTCGGCTATGACAAAGTTGTTCAAGCGATTGCTCAGATTACAGGTGAGAACAAGAAGAATTAAGGGAGCAGTTGGTTGATACCATAACTACCAAGGAAAAGGAGGAGATGAAAGTGGGATTTACAAATAGTCCTTTGGTAAGTTATACAAAGCTCAGCCCAAATCATTCAGGAAGAAGAACACATGCAATTGACCGTATTACTCCACATTGTGTAGTTGGTCAATGTAGTGTAGAGACACTTGGTAATATCTTTGCCTCAAAAGCAAGACAAGCATCATGCAATTATGGTATTGGTGCTGATGGACGAATTGGAATGTATGTTGAAGAAAAGAATCGTTCTTGGTGTAGTTCATCTAATGAGAATGACCAGAGAGCAGTTACAATTGAATGTGCATCTGATGCAAGTCATCCTTATGCATTTAAAGATATTGTATATAATAAGCTTATTGAGTTGTGTGTAGATATTTGCAAGCGTAATGGAAAGACTAAACTACTTTGGTTTGGTGATAAAAATAAAACATTATCTTATAAACCAGCATCAAATGAAATGGTGCTTACAGTTCATCGTTGGTTTGCAAATAAGAGTTGTCCTGGTGATTGGATGTATGCTCGTATGGGTGACCTTGCTGCTAAGGTTACTGCTAAGCTTGGTGGTGCAACTACTACTGAGTCTAAGAAATTCAACTCTTATAAAGTTAGGGTATCAATCAAAAACTTGAATATTAGAAAGGGACCGGGTACCAACTATGCATCTAATGGATTTTGTCCCACTGGTGTTTATACTATCATTGAAGAATCAAATGGTGTAGGTGCTTCTAAGTGGGGTAAGCTTAAGAGTGGAGCAGGTTGGATAAGCCTGGACTATGTAACAAAAGTCTAAGGAGGTAATGGAAGATGGCTAGTGAAGAGGCTAAAGTCCAAGCGGCCGAAAATAGTACTGAAGTCTTGACAGCTTTCAACCGTATTCCTTATGCATTGATAAATGCAGAAGCTTCAGGTGCAGCAAAAGACATTTTGGACGAGCTAACACAAATTTGCAAATACTATAAAGTGTATAAGAAAGGTGCAAGTTTCACTGTTGAGGGTACAAACGGTGACTATGTACCTGCTCAGCTTAATTATAAGATGGCCGCATCCCTTATCAATAAGGAAGCGAGGTTCCTCTTTGCTGAGCCACCTGATATTACGGTTGAATCAAAAGGCGATGTTGGTAAAGTTACTGAAGATGTAAAGAAAGCATTGACAATCATGAACGACTTGGTTAAAACAATTCTGGATGCCAATAACTTTGAAGAAGCTCTTATCAAAGCAGCAAAGGATTGTTTCATTGGTAAGCGAGTTGCCTGTTTGGTAAACTTCAATGAAGAGGACGGAGTGACAGTTACATTCCTTCCTTCTACACAGTTTATCTATGAAACAAAGATGGGCAATCCGAATATAATAACCAAGTTTGTGTGTTTCATCATTGTAAATGATAGCGTCACATTGAGTGAGAAACGAATCTTCAAAAAGAAGTTTGAGCTTATTGATGATGTGGTGTATTTAGAAGAAGTTCTTTATGACGGAGCTGGAAAGGAATTAGAGGTTATAACTGAGTATCAAGAAACTCTGATGTCTATGATTCCGGTAAGTATCATCGTCAATGATAGTTTATCTGGTGAAGATAAAGGTGAATCTGAAATTGAAATCCTACAAGATGAAGAATCTTGGTATAGTAAACTATCCAATGCAGATATTGATGCTCAGAGAAAATCAATGAATCCTACTAAGTATACTGTGGACATGGAGCCAAATTCTACCAAGAATCTTTCTACTGCAGCTGGTGCTTTTTGGGATTTAGGTTCAGACCAGAACTTGGACCACGCACATCCACAAGTTGGTTTACTTGAGCCAAGTATGAATTACAGTGATTCTCTTAATACTACACTTAAGCGAATAAAGAAATCGGCTTATAACCAAGTTGATGTGCCTGATATTGAGGAAGTGCAAGCTACAATCACAAGTGGTAAAGCACTTAAAGCGATTTACTGGCCATTAATTGTAAGGTGTAAAGAGAAAATGAAAACATGGGGACCACAGCTTAGAAAAATGGTCGACATCATTTTACAAGGTGCAATGGTTTATCCAAATTGCATTAAAAAATATACAAATGATGTAATTAGTCCTGTCGCATATAAAATTTCTGTTGTCGGGAATCTTCCTATTCCTGAAGATGAAATTGAAGAAAAGAATATGGACTTAGCCGAAGTTGAAGCTAGGACTATGAGCCGTAAAGCTTATATGAAGAAGTGGAGAGGTCTTACTGATGATGAAGTTCAAGAGGAACTTGAACAGATTGCACTTGAAAGACAGATACTTGAGGAAAGTTCATTTGCAATTAGTGACGATACTGAGCCATACCCTTTTAGTGGTAAGAATTCAAAAGAAGAAATTGAAGAAAATATCAAGGCAGATGAAACAATTGAGAAAGGTGAGGTGTAATAGAAGAATGATTGAGAAAGTAAATCCATGTCATCCTGATAAAATAGCAGATAGGATAGCTGGGGCAATAGTTGACCTGGCATATACAAAAGAAAGAGACCCAAAGGTGGCTGTTGAGGTGTTAGTTGGGCATGGGATGTGCCATATTATTGCAGAGACATCTTGTAATATAAAAACAGATGAGGTGCGTCCGATAGTGCGCCGAATAGCTGGTGACGTTGATATTGATTTTGTATGCGTTAAGCAAGACATACATCTTGCAGCAAACCAAGTGGGCAAAATCAGGTGTGGTGATAATGGTATTTTTAAAGGTGTGCCTCTTACGAAAGAGCAGATGAAGTTGTCACAGATAGCAAGGAGTATTTTTGCAAAGTATCCGTCAGATGGAAAATATATTCTGGATGGTGAACGATTGATAATATGTCAAAGTAATGCAAACACAAGCGACATACGAGCTATGTATCCATACGCGGAAATAAACCCAATAGGAGAATGGACGGGTGGCACAGATGTTGACACCGGGGCAACAAACAGAAAACTTGGCTCAGATATGGCAGACAGCGTCACAGGCGGTGGGTTGCATGGTAAGGATTTGAGTAAGGCAGATGTTTCTATAAATATTTATGCGTTTCTGAAAGCACAGGAAACCGGTAAAACTATCGAGTTATGCTGTGCTATTGGCGATGAATATGTAGATGGTAAACCCTATGAAGAAATAGTGGAAATTGCGAGACAGTACATTAACGCCAAGGGCGGTTTTGAAAAATTTGCGGAATGGGGACTGTATTAAAAGAGAAAGGAGGATGTCATAATGGCAGGTAACAAGTTAATATTCAAGAATGCTGAAGAGGCAAAGAATGCCATTATGGCATCCCAGAAAAAAGAGATTGCCAAGCTCTATGAAGATTGGGCAGATGAGATTGGTGAGAGAGCTAAATACTACTCTCGCAAATCCACTGCAAGCGCTTCAATATCTGAGCGATATTACAGAGAATTGCAGAAGCAGTTAAGAGCCACAAGTCAAGAAATTTCAAATGAGATTTATAAGAAGATTAAGTCAAATATTTATACTGTTGCTGATGCAGTTGTGTCAGATAATGTTAAGTGGCTTGCTGACTTTGGTTTCTCTATGGATGGATTGAACGCAGCATTTAGTTATGTGCCTGATGAAATTGTACGAAATCTTATTACCGGTCAAATTTATGAAAGTGGTTGGAGTTTAAGTGCAAGAATTTGGGGTGACAACGAACAAACGCTTAAAGACATTTATCAGGTTATGGCAAGAGGCTTGGCTGAGAATAAACCTATTTATGAGATTGCTAAGGACCTAGAATCTTATGTGAGACCAAGTGCTCGACTTCCTTGGAATCTTCGTATGAAAGATGGTGTAAAGATTTATAAAAAGCAGGTTGATTATAATGCTCAGCGATTGGCAAGGACTTTGGTTCAACATGGCTATCAACAAAGTTTCATTGCAGTAACTCAAAAAAATCCATTTATCACCGAATACATTTGGCGTAGTAATGGTAGTCGAGTTTGCCCTTTATGTATGGAGCGTGATGGTGTTCATTATAAAAAGGATGAATTACCTATGGACCATCCAAATGGAATGTGTACAATAGAGCCTGTTGTAGTAGATGATATGGTTGACCAATTGGCAGATTGGTTTAATAGTCCTGATGGTACATATCCTGAAATTGATGAATTTGCAAGTAACTTTGGCTATCAAGCTTTTAAAGTTAATACAGTTCAAGACTTCATTGCTAAATATGGTATGTCGTCTAAGTCACCTTCTTCTTGATTAAGTTTGATAAAAGCTATGCCATGTGTATAATAATAATTCAAATATTTTTTAAAAAATATGTACAAGTTAGGAGAAATATGGTATAATATATACGAGTGGTTGTGAGGACCAAAACAAATAAGGAGGAACATTTAATGAGTGAAATCAATCAAGAACAAATGTCCTTGATGGTTGAATGTGAAGATTGCAAACAGAAGTTTAAGATTACTTCAGGTGAAGCTACACATTCGATAACTTATAAGAAAGAGTTTAATGTAAATGGACAATCAATATTTCTCACGTATTACGATTGTCCTAAGTGTGGCAGACGTCATTATGTTCAAATTGATGATAGGACATCCCTTAATAAATTAAAAGAAGTTTCTCAGCAGTTTATTAAGTTGTCTATTGCAAAAAGAAAAGGTAAAAAAATCCCACAAAAACAATCAGATAAATTCAAGAAAACTCGACAATGTTTGTCTGACTACAGGATGAATCTTATGAAACAATATACGGGTAAGTTGATTCATGACAACGAAACAGATTCTGACTTTGTATTGAGGTTTTCAGTATGAGCCAGAAAATGACAAAAGTAAAATGTAATGAATGTAAGCACGAGTTTATCTTGAAAGTTGTGGGAATACATGAAATCATCATTCGATTAAATGATGTGCCAACTACCCTGGTTTATTTTGCGTGTCCAAAGTGTAATAAGATTTACTATATATCTATTCAGAATAACTATATATCTATTCAGAATAAACATTACTATAAATTATTAAAGGACTTTGAAAAAGCTAAAAAGAGGATACGAAGAAACCATAATATCAATAATAAGATAGCAAGAATGCTAAATTCTATATTTACTAGAAAGCATAAACATTTGAAGGTATATGTTGATGAAGTAAACAAGATATTTCCAAAGACGTTTACCTTTGTGGCGTCTAAAAATAATCACAAGGAACAAATTGTTAAATTATCTACCATGGGAATCATGGAATAAGAATAAGGAGGAAATTAGAATGGCTGAAGAAACAAAGAACAACCTCATTGATGAGGAAATTGAAATTGAAATTGAAGAAAACGAGAACGTTGAGGACCAGGATAACAACAAAGATGATTCTGGAAAGTCTGGTAAAGACAGAAGTGGAGACGAAAAAGATAAGTCTAGTAAGACTTTCACCCAAGAGCAAGTAAATAAGATGATGACCCGTGAGAAGAATCAAGGTCGTAATGCTGCTCTTAGGGATTTGGGTATTGACCCTAAGGACTCTAAGATGATTGCAATGGTTAAAGCATTTATTGAAAGTCAAAAGACAGATGAGCAGAAAGCTACTGAAAAAGATGCCGAAAACCAGGCAAAAATAAATGAAGCCGAACGAAGAGCCCAAATTGCAGAAGCTAAAGCTGAAGCTATGATGAGGGGTGTAAAAACTCAATATGTGGAAGATGTGGTTACTCTTGCACTTGCAAAGATGACCGAAGATTCTGACCTAAAGACTATCCTTGGTGAGTTTAAGACCAAGTATCCTATTTGGTTCGGTGAATCTGAAGATGATGATAATGATGGAAAAGATAAAGAAAAAGGCAAGACTGGTCAGAGGGGAACAGGTTCTTCTATTAAAGCTTCTAAAGAAGATAAGGGCAAAGAAGTAAAAAGCCTTGGTGCTCGTCTTGCTGCTCAACGCCGTGGTACTGGTAAAAAGTCCAGCTACTGGGGCAACAACAAATAAAATAAATAATATGGAGGTATGTGAGAATGTTGAATCGTAGTGGTGTTTCAAAGACTACTTTGACTGCAACTAAACAGATTCTTGCTAATGTTGAACTTCAGAGCTCAGTTGGTTGTATCGTGCCTCAATCTCTTGGTGTTACCGTAGGCAATAAGAAAATCGTAAAAGCAGGTACTCCTATCAAGATTGACTTGATGGACCTTCAGACTACAGCTGTCAAAGCTGACGATACTACGCCAATGAATGCAGTTGTTCTACATGACATTGATGTAACTAATGGTAATGCCAATGGCACTGCTTTGATTTTTGGTTTTGTGAATGTGAATCGTGTAGATTCTGATGTTGCTGATGCAATCGCTACTGCAGTCACAGCTAACGGTGCTTCACAGTTGATTACATTCATAAAAGCGTAAGTAAAGCAATAAAGGAGGATGAAAGAGATGACTATTTTCGATTTGATGCAAAGTTCTGAACTTGTTGCATATTGGGAAGAGCTTACTCAAGATGAAGCTCCTTATCCTTGTGAGGAATTGTTCCCAAATGATAAGAAGAGAGGAATTTCCCTTAAATGGATAAAAGGTTCTAAAGGGCTTCCTGTTGTACTTAAGACTTCTGCTTTTGATGCACATGCTATTCCTCGTGCACGTATTGGCTTTGAAAAGCTCACTGCAGAAATGCCTTATTTCAAAGAATCTACTTACATCGATGAAGAACTTCGTCAAGAACTCAATCTTGTTCTTGAAACTGGCAACCAAGCCTATATTGATTCTGTTATGAACAAGATTTTTGATGATGAAATTCGTCTACTTCGTGGTGCCGCTGCTGCTCGTGAGAGAATGCGTATGATGGCACTCACTACTGGTATTATTTCTATGACTGCAAATGGTCAAAATTTCATCTTTGACTATGGTGTAACTCATAAAGGTAATGCCGCTGTGTCTTGGTCTGACCATATCAACTCTGACCCTATTGAAGACATTCGTGCTGCTAAGGAAATAATTCAAGATGAGACTGGTGCTGTTATCACTCGTGCTATGTGTGATGGCAAAACTTGGAGAGATATCCGCAACAACGAAAAAGTTAAGAAAGCAATCTTTGTTCTTACCAATGGTGCTGGCGCTGTTTCTGATAGGTTGCTTCGTCAATACCTTATGGATGAACTTGAAATTGATGTTGTTGTTAATGATAAGCGTTACAAAGATGAAAACGGGCAGACTGCTAAGTTCATGCCTGAGAATACTTTCGTTATGTTCCCTGATGGTGAACTTGGTAAAACTTGGTTTGGTACTACTCCTGCTGAATCCGACCTCATGTCTGGTTCTGTTGCAAATGTATCTATCACAGATACTGGTGTTGCCGTTACTACTGTTCAAAAAGCTGACCCCGTTCAAGTTGAGACTATTGTTTCTATGATTTGTCTGCCTTCCTTCGAAGCTGCTGACCAAGTTTATATTCTTGACACTAATGCAAGCACAGACGAAGATTAAGTAAAGCACAAGTAGAGGAGGACTAAACTATGGTTAAGATTACAAATGGTATAAATGTGTTTGAAGTAACAAGAGGTGCCTTTGACGGGATTTACTCTCGTCAAGGGTACAAATTGGTTGATGAAAAAGCTAAAACTAAAGCTTCTAAAACTTCTAAAGCTCCTGAAAAGACTGAGGACGAGATTTTTGTGGAAGAAATTCTTGAAAAGCCTATTTCTCAGTGGAACAAAGAAGAAGTAAAGCGTTTTGCAGCTATTAAGAAGATTGATATTTCTGGTACTAAAAATGCCAACGAAGCCAAAGAGATTATTAAGTCTTTTATTGACGGCAAGTAAGAGGTGAGCCTATGACAGATATTGAAAGAATCAAGATTGAAAGAATCAAGAAAGAAATACGAGAGGCTCAGTCACCGTATTTTGACGAAGATGATTTCCAGTATTATTTAGATAAGAACAATGGTGACGTAAATGCTACCATTTATGAGATGCTTATCATTAAGTCTGAAGATTCTACAATATCTGTCAGTGGTTTATCCACTCAGGACACTTCAGCTTATTTTAAGCGATTAGCATCTCGTTTTAAACCGTTTAATTCAGGCATCCTCAATGAATAGGAGGTGCCAAGATGATAAACACTCGATTTGAAGCATATAAAATTAAAAGAGAATTAAAACGAAGCGGTATTGATTACGAGTTTAAGAGGTCTGGTTTGAATGACTTTGGGGAGCCGGTTGGTGAGTCTACTGTAGTTGGTACAATTCGAGGATTGTATCACGAGCAGAATAGCAGTGTTCAAGTCACAACTGGAGACACAACTCAGGTTCGTACAAAGAAAATTCCAATGATTTTGTGCTTGTATGAAGATACCGCTCGTTTAGCTTTACAAGTCGGTGACACTGTTACAATCAATGCTAAGACATTCAAAGTCACAGGTATTGTAAACATTCAAGAATGGAATCTCATCTCTGATATTTCATTGGAGGTGGTTGACAGTGGCATTCCAGCTTAATTATAATGAAAGTACATTGAAGAAAAATCTTGACGAAATGGGAACAAAACTTGGTGCAGTTATTTTGATGTATTCTGCAACTAAAGCGAGTGAGCTGCAGGCAAAGATGAAAATGAATCGTCCTTGGACCGATAGAACTGGTATGGCGAAAGCTTTGCTAAATGCGAAAGTATCACAACCAAGTCCGACTATAGTTCGTATTACACTTGCTCATGGTGTAGATTATGGTATTTGGCTTGAACTTGCACATGAAAAGAATTATGCAATTATTGCTCCAACAGTTAGAGAGGAAGGTCCAAGAATCATAAGCGACTTGGACAATCTTATGAGCAAATTGAAACTGTGAGGTAATAAGTATGATTGATGCAAATTTTGAATATGCTGATTCAAGGTGGCAAGACATATTTTTGCATTTAAAGAAAGCAGGATTTGATGTTTATTCTCCGGGTACAAAGGTTGGTGAATGTACTAAAGAATATATTGTTGTGAAGAATGACGGTTCGTTCAAACATCCAACAGTAAGTTCTGATAATGACCTGTATGCAATTATGTGTTATGTGCCGAAAGAGAATTATAGTAGACTTGAGCCGATGGTTCAAGAAGTTAAAAAAGTGATGAAAGAGTTAGAGCCTATGATTATGCCATATGGAAGTCAGACCCCAAGCTATTATGATGATAGTTATAAAGCTCATATGATTAGCATTGAATACAAGAATTATAAGAAAATTTTATAAGGAGGAAACAACGATGGCTGTTAAGAAATCTAAAGCTGAGATTGCAACTATTGACTGCTGCCTCGTTACAATCGAAACCGCAGATGGAGAATTTGGTTTTGACACTGCAAATAAAGTTGAAGTCGAGCCTCAAATTGAAGAAGAAGAAGCAGTTAAGTTAGTTGTGAAAGGCATCCTTCGTGCTCAAAAGCCGAAGACTACCACTATTACTGGTAATGAGATTACTCTTACCGATAACGTTTTCAATCCTGAACTTGTTTTAATTCTTCAAGGTGGTACTATCAAGTATGACCCTGAAGACCCGACTAAGATTATTGGTTACACACCTCCTGTTGCCGGTTCTTCTGACAAGGGTGAAGTGTTTAAATTGAATGTATACTCTGCCCAGTATGATGCCTCTGGTCAGATTGTTCAATATGAGAAGATTACTTATCCTAACTGTCAAGGTGCTCCTGTAGCGTTTGGGGCTGAAGACGGTGTATTCCGTGTTCCTGAGTATACCATCATCTCTGCACCTAAGAATGGTGAAGCACCTTATGAAATCAACTATGTAACTGAACTTCCTACTTTTGAAGATTAAGTAAACAAAAAGAAAGGTGAGAAGCATGGATAATAATGCGTATGGAAATAATAATGGAGTTATAAGTAATCAATTAGGGGGACAGATGATATCTCAGTCTCAGCAAGTTAAGCCAGTGAATTGTGATACTCCGATGAATATTACCACATTGGCAGACTTGCAGAGTTATGCCGCTGGTACAATCGTTCGTTTCCCCGATTTTGCAGAAGGACAACCTTTTGTCGCTCGTGTTCGCAGACCGAGTTTGCTTGTTTTGGCTAAGCAAGGTAAGATTCCAAACACCCTTTTGGCTACAGCTAGTGAATTGTTTTCTAAAGGTGGAGCAGGTATGGATACCAATAATGAAAAAATGCTCTCTGATGTGTATGACATTATGCATATTGTTTGTGAAGCATCTCTTATACAACCAACTATGAAGGACATTGAAGATGCAGGTCTTACCTTATCTGACGACCAACTTATGGCTATCTTTAATTACACCCAGAATGGAGTAAAAGCTCTGGAATCCTTTCGTAAAGAGTAAAAATATTTTAAATGTACTAGGGCTGGCAAACATTTATCATTGCCGCCCTAGTTCTTTATTAGATATAACTGACCCTTATACAGCATATTGTTTTGATGAAGCTTGTGCTTATATTATTCGTCAAATGGAAGATGGTAAAGAGCCAACTTTTAAACTCAAATTCAAGTCTTTCAAAGATTTATACAAATATTATACTGGATAAGCAAGGGAGGTGAGGCTGTGGCTGTTGAAGTCGGTTCTGCAGTTGGTTATTTAGACCTTGATATTTCTGGTTTTTTAGATGGTTTAAAAACTGCTCAAAGTGAAGCTAAGGCTTCAACAAATAAACTTGAAGCCGTTGGTAATAAGTTTGCTTCTGTTGGTGACAAAATTACTGGCGTAGGTACAAAGTTGACGACTGCGATAACAACTCCACTAGTAGGAGCAGGCACAGCTATCATTAAAAATTATGCTGACATGGAACAAGCAATTGGTGGTGTTGAAACACTTTTTAAGAATTCAGCGCAAATTGTCATTTCCAATGCAGAAACTGCTTATAAAAGAGCCGGTATATCTGCAACAGATTATATGGAGCAAATTACATCATTTTCGGCAAGTTTATTGCAATCTGTTGGTAATGATACAGAGCAAGCTGCAAAAATTGCTGATATGGCAATGGTTGATATGGCAGATAATGCGAATAAGTTTGGTACAAGTATTGAAGCTATTCAAAATGCGTATCAAGGTTTCGCAAAGCAAAACTATACAATGCTTGATAACTTGAAACTTGGCTATGGTGGTACAAAGGCAGAAATGGAAAGGTTACTTGCCGATGCCGAAAAGCTGACAGGAATTAAATATGATATATCAAATCTTGCTGATGTGTATTCAGCAATTCATGTAATTCAAGAAGAGTTGGGTGTAACAGGAACAACTGCACGTGAAGCTACCGAAACTATTTCCGGTTCGTTCGGAATGGCTAAAGCTGCCATCTCCGACTTCCTTGCTAATCTTGGTAAACCTGGAGCAGATATGGAGCAACTTAAAGAGAACATGATTGAAAGTATTAAAACTGTTGTTGATAATATCAAAGAAGTGCTAGCAACCATTTGGGAGAATATTCCACTGGAGGGTTGGCAAAAGAATCTTATAGCAGCAGCCGCAGCCGCAGGTCCTTTTCTAATGGTTGTTGGTAAACTGACATCTGGTATTGGTAATATAATCACTACACTCATTAAAATTCCCGGAGCGATTTCACAAGCTAAGAGTGCATTCGCTACAATTAGTACTGCCATTGGTGGAATCTCTGCTCCAGTTATGGCTGTAGCTGCTGTAGTTGGTATTCTAATTGCTGCATTTGTTAATCTGTGGAAGAACAATGAAGAATTCAGAAACAAGATGATAGCAATTTGGGATGGTATAAAATCAAAGTTTGAATCGTTTGCTCAAGGCATAGTTGATAGATTAAATGCTCTTGGTTTTGATTTTGAGAATTTTGGTGAGGTCATAAAAGCAATTTGGGACAGTTTATGTTCTGTATTGGCACCTATATTTGAAGCAGCATTTGAAATTATTTCGAGTGTACTGGGAACTGTTCTTGATGTATTGACAGGAATACTTGATGTATTCATTGGTCTTTTTACAGGAAATTGGGAACAGTGTTGGAATGGTATAAAAGAGATATTTACTGGAATTTGGGATGGATTGGTTGGAATTCTACAGTCTCTTGGAGATATGCTCCTTGGTATTTTTGATGCAATATGTGGTTGGTTTGGAACGACATGGGATGAGACTTGGACAAATATCAAACAATTCTTTGTAGATATTTGGGATGGAATCACTGGTTTCTTTTCGAATGTGATAGATTCTATTAAGACGACAGTATCTAACTTTATTACGACTATCACAGATTTCTTTGCTCAACTTCCTACGAATATTGTAAATTTTATTACAAATGCATATAACTCAGTTGTGACATGGGTAAGTAATATGGTTGCCAAAGCAAAAGAAATGGGACAAAACTTCCTAAATGCAGTTGTAAGTTTCTTCACTCAACTACCCAAAAAGATACTTCAGTTTATTACGAACGCTTTTAATAACGTGAAAACGTGGGTCACTGATATGGTTAATAAAGCACGTGAAATGGGTACTAATTTCATCAATAATGTAGTAGACTTTATGAAGCAGTTGCCTGGTAAAATTAAGCAATTTCTTGATAGTGCAATAAATAACCTCAAAACTTGGGTTACTCAGATGGGTCAAAAAGGTAAAGAGGCAGTTCAATCGCTCATTAGCAATGTCATGGACGCAGCAAAAGACATTCCAAGTAAGGTTTTATCGATTGGTACTGATATTGTTACAGGTGTTTGGAATGGTATTGAAAATGCAGCAAGTTGGTTTACAAGCCAAGTTAAGAGTTTCTTCACTGGTATTGTTGATAGTGTAAAGAGTGCATTGGGCATTGAATCACCGTCTAAGGTATTTAGAGATGAAATTGGTAAGTGGTTACCACTTGGTGTTGCCCAAGGTTTCGAAGCTGCAATGCCTTCAGCTATGGAAGCAATCCAGAAAGACCTGAATAAGGGAATCAATAATATTGATGTTGATGATATTTCTATTGGTGCTGGTATTATAGCATCTGGATTTGCTGATAAACTCAAGTCGATTTACAATGAGGTTGCACTTTGGTTTGAGTCTATTGAAAGTAGAATTGGAAACTCTGTTGATAATATGATGAAGTCACTTGACATGCTTATAAAAGCTGGCCAGGTAGTTGTAAATTCCGATGGCACTCTTGGATACATTGGCTATAATGGATTTACTAAGTCTAGCAGTTCTAAAGGTTATATTGATGGAACAAATTCGAAAGATAAAAATGCTAGCGGAAATGGTGATACATTTATCTTCTATAGTCCTAAGCCTATTGATGAAATTGAAGCAGCTAGACAGATGAAGAAGGTAAAACAAGATATGGCAGAAGGATTCTAAGAAAGGAGTGGTGAATGTGGTCGAAGGAATTAAACTTCAGAATGTAGAAACCAGAGCAATTCTTACACTTGACATGATATCTACGTCCGATTACATACTTGATTCAGTGGATTGGGGCTCTGTAGAAAGTATCCATCACTCCTATAAGTATGTAAACCAGATTGGTGTATATGTGACAAGCACTAGTTTGGAAACAAGGTCAATTACAATTCAAGGTTGGGTTATTGCAGACACTGAAGCTGTAATGACTAAACGTAAGCAAATGTTAAACAGATTCTTCAATCCCCGACAAGCTATTGATTTATTTTACAAAGACTACGTACTTAGGTTTTTACCAAACACATCTGTAAGATATTCAGCGAATATTGCAGAGAATAATGAAATAATTTGTAAGTTTAAAATTGAAGGATATTGCCCTGACCCATTGTTCAGTGAACGGGTCGAAAATAAAGTTTTAGCAGCAAGTACAATTCCCAAATTTCATTTTCCTTTGATTCTTTCAAAGAATCCATCACCTCCTGGTGGTATGATTTTTGGATTGAGGCAGCCAAGTTTGATTGTTGTAATTACTAATTCGGGTGCTGTTGATGTTGGTATGAAAATTGTATTTAAAGCTAATGGTACTTTATCTGGACCAAGCTTAATTAATGTTAATACGCAAAAATATTTCAAGATAAACAAAACAATGCAAGCTGGTGAGGAAATCATGATAAATACAAATATCGGTGAAAAGAAGATTATAGGAACGCTAAATGGCATAACATCAAATTACTTTAAATATCGTGACTTTGATAGTGAATGGCTTCAACTTAAAGTTGGTGATAATCTTTTTAGATATGATGCCGATGAGAACATTGAAAATCTTGAGGTGTATATCTATTTTAATAATAAGTATCTGGAGGTGCAAGAATGCAATTAGAAAAGCAAATCCAAATACTTGTATTTAAAATAGATAATAATACATTTGAGAATATTGGTGAAATTAATCAGTACAACAGTTTAATCTGGACAGATAAGTTTAACGGTTATGCAAGTTTTGAACTTTGGGCGCCAATCACTGAAGAAAATTCTGAGTATTTTAAGAAAGGCCACGTTCTTTGGTGTGGTGGTGATAATGCAGCAGTCATTGAGATTGTAAAGTCGACTGTTGATGATAAAGGAACAAAAACATTCAATGTCAAAGGCAGAACGCTTGAGATGCTTTTAACGACTCGTATTATTTGGGGTACATATAATGCTTCAAATAAATATGCATCAACTATTATGTATGAAATTGTAAATCAAAATTGTGTGAATCCCACAAATATTAATAGAAAGATTCCTTATTTAGAGTGTGCAGAGGACAGGCAACTTGGTGGTAAAATGTCAATTCAAAAGACTGGTGGAGAAGTTTATGATACGTTAACCACTATCGCAAGTAATAAAGACCTTGGTTTTAATATATTATTTAGACCGAAAGAAAAGAAACTTATTTTTGAAGTTGTTGCTGGAGTCGATAGGACAATAGAGCAAAATGAAGTTGACCCTGTTGAGTTTAGCACAGACCTTGAAGATATTCTTTCAAGCTCTTATTATACGAATAATCAAGATGAAAAGAACGTTGCATTTATTCAAGGAGAAGGTAAAGATGCATCAAGAGTATCTCAAATTTCTGGTAATAATGGACTTGAAGGTTTTAATAGAAAAGAGTTATATGTTGATGCAAAAGATATTCGGTCTAAGTTTGTAGATGAAAATGGCACTACAATCACTCTTACACCTGAAGAATATGGTGCAGCTCTTATAAATCGAGGAAATGATAAACTCGCAGAATATAAAACAATCGAAACATTTGAAGCGCAGATTCGTGTTTTTGGTGATATTCAATACGAGTTTGGCAAAGATTATAAAAAAGGTGATAAAGTTACAGTTAGAGATAAGCAACTTGGTGTTATGGTGTCTGCAAGAATTACTGAAGTAGAAGAAGATTTCGATGATGAATATGCATTAATTCTTACATTTGGGTATTCATATCCAACGATAATGCAGAAAGTGAAACAACAAATTTCATAAGGAGGTGTGTTAAATGGAGAGGTGTGGATTTTTTGATGCCAACCTTGTTGGAGGAGAATATGATAGAGTTTATCTCGCAAGTCAATTCGCTGCATATTTTGCAAGTTTTATTGGGAATGGTGTTTTTGCTAAGCATTCTAATCAACTTCAGGTTGTGGAAATGGCAACGCCTCAAATGCAAATAGGTGTTGAAAGAGGGCAAGCTTGGATAAATGGATATTGGTATGAAAACACTGATATACTTTATCTGCCAATTGATGTTGCAGATGGTGTTTTGAACAGAATCGACTCAGTTGTTCTTCGTCTTGGGTTCGCTGAAAGAAATATATGGTTGACTGTGAAAAAAGGAACTCCTGCTATAAATCCCATAGCTCCAGAAGTTACACGCAATGCTGACTATTATGAACTTCAACTTGCTACAATTAGTATTCCTGCCGGTTCAATCAAAATTACTCAAGCCCAAATTACTGATACTCGTATGAATAATGATGTTTGTGGTTGGGTAACAGGTATAATTGACCAAGTTGATACTACAACGTTATTCAATCAATATATGAGCTGGTATACTACAACAACAGGGCAAGCGGAAATAGATATAGAAGCAATCAAACAGCAATTTCAAGATGATTTAATGCAATTCGAACAAGACTGGAATAATTGGTTTTCACAACAACAAACAGAAGGATTTGTAATGGCTGCAGAAAAAGGCCAACCTGATGGAGTAGCAACTTTAGATGAAAATGGGAAAATACCTTACGAACAAATTCCCCCAATTGAAATGCCTGTAACCTCTGTAAATGGAAAAACAGGCGACGTAGTATTGACAGCTGATGATGTTGGTGCAGCGACAAAACAATATGTCGATAGTAAAACATTAACATTTAATGCAACACTTAATACGTCATGGTCGGGTAGCAATCCCCCATATTCAAAGTCAGTTACAGTTACAGGCATACTTTCAACAGACAATCCAATAATTGATGTTGTTATGTCTGGTACATATGCAACCGATGAAGCGCGACAAGAAGCATGGGGATATGTTTATAGAGCTGTAACTGGTAATAATTCAATTACATTCTATGCAACCGAAAAACCGACAGTTAATTTACCTATTCAAATAAAGGTGGTGAGATAAGTATGGGTGAAGCAATTATAGCAAGACGTGGTGGAATATTAAAGATTGCAGGGCAAACAGAAGAAACAGTTATGTTTGGCGAAGCGATAAATAAATATGACCCTATTTGTGTTAAATTTGGATTGGTGAAACTGTCAAATCCATCAACATTACCAACAGATGGAGCGCGTGGAGTCACATTTGATTCAACAGGTACGTATCTAGCTGTGGCTTATACTAGTAGCCCATATATTACAATCTACAAACGAAGTGGGAATACATTCACAAAATTGCCAAATCCATCAACATTACCAACGGGCCCAGCACTAGGAGTAGCATTTGCCCCATCAGGTACATATCTGGCTGTGGTTCATACTAGTAGCCCATATATCACAATCTATAAGCGAAGCGGAGATACATTTACAAAATTGTCAAATCCATCAAGATTACCTACTGGTATTGCATATGGAGTAGCGTTTGATTCAACAGGTACGTATTTAGCCGTGGCTCAATATTACGACCCATATGTTATATTTTACAAACGAAGTGGAGATACATTTACAAGACTGTCAGACCCATCAGAATTACCAGCAAATATTGCGCATGGAGTCGCATTTAGTCCAACAGATTCATATTTTGCTGTAGCTCATGCTAGTAGTCCATATGTAACAATTTACTATCGAAGTGGGGATACATTCTTAAAACTGTCAAATCCATCAACATTACCAACAGGTACTGCGTGTGGAGTAGCATTTGACCCAACGGGTACGTATCT